CTGGTGCGTTGGTGAAGTGTCGTAAGGTTGGTGCAGCTAACTGGGGTAATTCTACTAAGAAAGAAGAGTTTGAAGGTTTCTATGACCTTCCTGCTTTCACTGAAACTCAGATTGCAGCTATGAAGTATGCTGGTATTGAGGTAGAAGTTATTGATGAGGCATGTTGGAAGGGATATGAGAAGAAAGGTATGAAGACTATGTTTGGAAAGAGATATCCAAACTGTGTCAAGAAAGAAGAAACTGAAGTTAAGGAGAGTCACAAGAATCCCGATAGTGTGAAAGGCATTGCCAAGGAACTTGACAAGGCTGTTGAGATGCACAAGAGTCAGGCAAAGAGACTCAGAAAATCTGGTGTATCCGAAGAAACAGTTGATGAAGGTGTTCTTGATATTGCTCTTAAAACTGACAAGAAGGTGGCCGAACTTCATAAGAAGGTTGACAATGATGTCAAGAGAATGAAGGATGGTAAGAAGTTCAAAGAAGAAGTCACTGGTGGCATCCTTGTTCAAGATGCAGGAGATTTCAAACCTCGTGAGATTGAATCAGTTGATATCATCAAGGCTGATCCTATCAAAGGTGGACAACTTCAAGAATTGGTAAGAACCAAGATTCAAACTGGCAATATGTATCAGGTTATCTTTGGTTGGAGAGGTAAGATGATGATGGTGAAGTTATTCTTCCCTGATGCATCTGTACCTACTAGACAAAAAGTTGCATCTGCATTGAATAAGATGTATCCTGGTTCTCAACTGAGATCATATTCACTTTCTATTGTTGATTATGATGATCCATATATCAATGTAGGTGAAGAAACTATTCTTGAGAAAAAAGAAGAAGAGAAGTATTGTCGTCTCTGTGAGAAGAGAGAAACTCGTGGAACCTGTGGTTATGGTCCCAAAATGTTTGACAAGTTTAGTGTTGATAACGTTAGTGATTCTGTAAAATCATCTGCGGCAACTGAATCTGATATTACAGAGGATATGACTGGCATGTCCCAGAAGTCTGGTGATAAAAGAAGCACTGATAGTGGAGCTGGTATGACAGCTAAGGGTGTTGCTAAGTATAACAGGAGAACAGGTGGTAACCTGAAAACTGCTGTTACAACTCCTCCATCTAAATTGAAAGCTGGTTCTAAGGCTGCAGGACGTAGAAAGAGTTTCTGTGCAAGATCTAAGAGTTGGAAAGGTGAAAGAGGATTAGCTGCACGTCGTCGTTGGAATTGTTAGTAATTTATGAGTAATGATGTTTATCTTGGTAATCCCCTTCTAAAAAAGGCGAATACACCAATTGAGTTCACACAAGAACAGATTGAGGAGTATATTAAGTGTAAGGATGATCCCGTATACTTTGCTCAAAACTATGTGAAGATTGTGACCTTGGATCATGGTCTTCAACCATTTAAAACTTATGATTTCCAAGAGAAGTTAATCAATAATTTTCACAATAACAGATTTAATATCTGTAAGATGCCTCGACAGACTGGTAAATCTACCACATGTGTGTCGTATCTACTTCACTATGCTATTTTTAATAGCAGTGTAAATATTGGTATTCTGGCAAACAAAGCCACAACTGCTAGGGAACTATTAGCGAGGTTAGCTACTGCATATGAGAACTTACCTAAGTGGATGCAACAAGGCATTCTGGTCTGGAATAAAGGAAACATCGAACTGGAAAACGGATCGAAAATACTCGCAGCATCAACTTCCGCTTCAGCTGTCCGAGGAATGTCTTTTAACATTCTTTTTCTGGATGAGTTCGCCTTTGTTCCTAATCACGTTGCTGACGCATTCTTTGCCTCTGTATATCCTACTATCACTTCAGGTAAATCAACGAAAGTAATTATTGTATCCACCCCACACGGGATGAACCACTTTTATAGATTGTGGATGGATGCAGAGAAAAAGAGAAACGAATATATTCCAACCGATGTTCACTGGTCAGAAGTTCCTGGTAGAGATGTTGTATGGAAAGAACAAACTATTGCCAACACATCAGAACAACAATTCAAGATTGAGTTTGAGTGTGAGTTCCTTGGATCTGTTGACACACTAATTGCACCAAGTAAACTGAAATCTCTGGTGTTTGACAAGGCTATACAAACTAATGCTGGATTGGATGTCTATATTAAACCTGAGGACAAGCATGATTATGCGATTACTGTTGACGTTGCACGTGGGGTTGGTAATGATTACAGTGCCTTTGTTGTTGTTGACATAACTACATTCCCTCATAAAGTTGTAGCTAAGTATAGAGATAATACTATTAAACCAATGTTGTTTCCAAGTGTCATCTATGAGGTGGCTAGGAGTTACAATCAAGCTTTCATTTTATGTGAAGTAAATGATGTTGGTGATCAGGTAGCTTCTATTCTCCAATATGATTTGGAGTATCAGAACCTACTGATGTGTTCTATGAGAGGTAGAGCAGGTCAGATTGTCGGACAAGGTTTCTCTGGACAGAAGACACAATTAGGTGTTAAGATGTCAAAGACTGTGAAGAAGGTTGGATCACTAAATCTCAAGACAATGATTGAGGAAGATAAACTGATGTTCTGTGATTATGATATAATTTCAGAACTAACAACCTTCATCTCTAAATCAAATTCTTTTGAAGCAGAAGAAGGTTGTAATGATGACTTGGCTATGTGTCTTGTAATCTATGCCTGGTTAGTTGCTCAAGATTATTTCAAAGAACTTACAGATCAAGATATTCGTAAGAGGTTGTATGAAGACCAAAAGAACCAAATCGAACAAGACATGGCTCCATTTGGTTTTATCGATGATGGGTTGGATTCTTCTAGCTTTGTAGATAGTGAAGGTGACAGATGGTCTGTTGCTAAAAATGATGAGTATGGAACAACTGCTGGTGGTATGGATTATATGTGGAATTCTTGGTAATGAATATTGATGATCAACTATCACTAGGTCCACTATTTCTTACAGATAGGAAATGTAGAAATTGTGGTGTAACTAAAAATTTAATTGATGGATTTTATAAGAAAGGAAAGGGAATAAATCCATCCTCATATTCTTATGAATGTAAATCTTGTAGTATAAAAAGAATTATAAAAAATAGAGGAAAGAGAAATACATCGATAGATTGGTCATATCCTGACTGGTAAGAGTGTTTACCCACTGCTTTCCCATCTAAATCCCTAATTTTCATAAATATTTTCAGGTATAACTGAGAACTAAGGAGAAACAAATGGCTACTCCTCAATTATCTCCTGGTGTATTAATCAGGGAAGTTGATCAAACAATAGGAAGGTCAGAGAACGTTCTCGACAACATCGGAGCAATTGCAGGACCTTTTGCTATCGGTCCTGTCGATGAAGCGATTACAATCGAGACCGAGCAACAGCTTATCAATACATATGGTAAGCCAATGTCTACTGACAGACAGTATGAGTATTGGATGTCTGCGAGCTCTTTCCTGAGCTATGGTGGTATTTTAAAAGTGGTAAGAACCGGTGGCGGTTCGTTGAATAATGCTAACGCTGCTGTTGGAGCAGCAAGTGCTACAGTTAAAATCGACAACTACGATGATTATGAAGAAAATCATCTGAACGACAACTCTTTCGTATACGCTTCTAAGAATCCCGGTTCATGGGCAGATAATCTTAAAGTATGTACGATTGACAATCAAGCTGACCAAAGAATTGGAATCACCACCGTCAGTCCGTTATTGGCTGGAGCCATTGTTGGACACGGTGTAACAAGTGCACTTAGTAATGTTGTTATTCCTGGAGCAGGAACAACTACAACATTTACTGGTTATCTGAAGGGCATCATTACTGGTGTTTCGACCGATACTGTCAATGGAAACTCTACAATCGATGTTAAGATTGTATCTCAGGTTTCTTCAGCTGGTACAGAAACCAAACTGAACTATCAACAATCCAACGCAGCTCGTTCGTTTGAAGCAGCTGATGGTATTTTGTTTGTAAACAACGTTGGTGTTAATACTGGTAATGGAAAAGTAACAACCGCTGATTCAGCAGTTGATTGGTATGAACAACAAACACTTGGTTTGTCCAACTCTGTTGTTTATTGGAAATCACTGGCACCTAAACCTGTCGATAACAACTTCTCTTCTTCTAGAAGTGCAAATAACGACGCTATTCACGTTGTAGTTGTTGATGATAAGGGTTCAGTAACAGGAGGCCAAGGAACTATTCTTGAGAAATTCTTGAGTCTTTCGAAAGCAAAAGACGCAACAGCTGATGGGGACAGTCCTACTAGAACTTACTACAAGGATTTTCTAGCTCTGAATTCGAATTATATCTACGCTGGATATAATACTTCACAGGCAGTTGATGGATTCCACAATACTTCGCCGAAATCCAATGGATTCTCAACAGGATATACGGCTGTCACAATTGGTGCAGGTCTTTGGGGACAAAATGCACAAGGAGTTAACTTCTCCTCCATTGGTAATAAAGCATACACTTTAGCTGGTGGTGTTGATTATCAAGTTGGTGGTGGTATGGCCGCTACACTTGGTGGATTGAATACTTCTTACAATCTCTTTAGTAACAAAGATGATATTGCAGTTGATTACCTTATGATGGGTCCATCACTTGATGTAGAGTCAGATTCACAAGCTAAAGCAAACCTAATTATCTCAATCGCTGAGGGAAGAAAGGATTGTATGGCTGTTGTTTCTCCACACAGAGCCAATGTTGTTAGTGTTAATAACTCGGCAACACAAACTGAGAACCTATTAAGATACTACTCGGCACTGAGTTCTTCTTCTTACGCTGTATTTGATTCTGGTTATAAGTACACCTACGATAGATTCAATAACGAATTCCGTTATATTCCATGTAACCCAGATGTTGCTGGTTTAATGGTTAGAACTTCTATCGAATCTTTCCCTTGGTTCTCACCAGCTGGATTGACTAGAGGTGTTCTGAATAACTCTATCAAGTTGGCTTACAACCCATCCAAAGCACAAAGAGATGTTCTTTATGGTTCTAGAGTCAACTCTATTGTAAATCAAAGAGGATCCGGTATTATTCTGTTTGGTGATAAAACGGCTCTGGCATACACTTCAGCCTTTGATAGAATCAATGTTAGAAGACTGTTCCTCACAGTTGAACAAGCTCTTGAGGGAGCAGCTAATGCACAACTCTTCCAACTCAATGATTCGATTACAAGGTCTAACTTTGTAAATATTGTTGAACCTTATTTGAGAGATGTTGAAGCTAAGAGAGGTATTTACGGTTTCGTAGTTGTTTGTGATGACACAAATAACACTCCTGACATCATTGATAACAATGAGTTCAGAGCTGATATCTTCCTGAAACCTACTAAGTCAATCAACTACATTACTCTTACATTCGTAGCCACCAGAACTGGTGTCTCGTTTGAAGAACTTGTTGGTACTGTTTGATCGATACTAACACATTAAAGAGGAACCCTAAAAATGGCACAAACAAAAACACTTTCTAATTTCAAATCCAGGTTAGCGGGCGGTGGTGCCCGTCCTAATCTGTTTGAGGTAACTCTTCCCTCATTCCCAGCAGCCGCTGAGGATTTTTGGGGTGAGGGTGAGAACGAATCAAACACCAAGATGGCCTTCTTGTGTAAGGCAGCTCAACTTCCAGCATCTACTGTAGCAGAAATTCCTGTTGCTTTCAGAGGTCGTCAACTCAAAGTTGCTGGAGAAAGAACCTTTGATCCTTGGACCGTTACCATCATCAATGATGAAGACTTTGGTCTGAGAACATCATTCGAAGCTTGGATGAACAAGCTTTCGAAACTGAATGATGCAACTGGTGTTACTAATCCAAATTCTTACATGACTAATGCTTATGTTAAGCAATTGGGTCGTGGTAAAGAAAGATTCTCTACTGAGAACACTGGTAACGAATCATCTGTTCTTAGAACTTACAAGTTCTATGATATCTGGCCTACCAATGTATCAGCTATTGCGCTTAGCTATGATACAGAAGGTACTATTGAAGAATTTGATGTAACCTTCGCTGTTCAGTACTTCACCATTGGTGAAAGTGAAGAGTCTGGTTCATCCGATGATCAAGTAGGAACAATCCAGTAAGTTTTAGCCTGATAAATAACTAGAACGGAAGTTACTAGTTACTTTATAAAATGGCGAGACTATTTGGATTCTCAATTGAAGATAACGAGAAAAACCCACCTGGTGCAATTTCTCCCGTCCCACCGAATAAAAACGATGGGCAGGAGAGTTATATCAGTAGTGGGTTTTTTGGTTCTTATGTAGATATTGAGGGCGTTTATCGTAACGAAAACGAACTTATCAGACGATACAGGTCTATGGCTTTGTATCCAGAATGTGATAGTGCAATTGAAGACATTGTAAACGAGGCAATTGTTTCTGACACGAACGATAGCCCAGTGTCGATCGAACTGTCAAACTTAAATGCTAGTGATGGCATTAAAAAGAAATTAAGAGAAGAGTTTAAATATATTTTAGAACTTTTGGACTTCGATAAGAAGGCTCATGAGATCTTCCGTAATTGGTATATTGATGGAAGACTATATTATAACAAAGTAATTGACCAAAAGAATCCCCAAGATGGTATTCAAGAACTGAGATATATTGATTCTGCAAAGATGAAGTATATTCGTCAGGTCAAAAAAACCAGAAATGATGGATTGGCTAGAGCCGAAAGAGATAATCCATCAACATATGATTTTCCAGAACTTGAGGAGTATTTCATCTATACACCTGGTGGAAGTAATCAGTATGGATCTTCTCCAGCCAAGGGAATCAAACTAACTAAAGATTCGGTCACATATTGTACCTCTGGATTGGTAGATAGAAATAAGGGATCAACCCTTTCATGGCTTCACAAATCAATCAAACCACTCAATCAACTGATGATGATTGAGGATAGTTTGGTAATCTATCGTCTTTCAAGAGCACCAGAAAGAAGAATCTTCTATATTGACGTTGGCAATCTACCAAAACAGAAGGCAGAAGCATATCTTCGTGATGTGATGCAACGTTATAGAAACAAACTTGTCTATGATGCCAACACTGGCGAAGTTCGTGACGATAAGAAGTTTATGTCTATGATGGAAGACTTCTGGCTTCCTAGACGTGAAGGTGGTCGTGGTACTGAAATTACTACACTTCCTGGTGGTCAGAATCTAGGCGAAATCACTGATATCAACTACTTCCAAAAGAAATTGTACAGGGCATTGAATGTTCCTGAGACAAGACTTCAGGGAGAGGGTGGTTTCTCAATGGGCCGTTCTTCTGAAATCCTCAGAGATGAAGTCAAATTCTCCAAGTTTGTTGGAAGAATGAGAAAGAGATTCTCTGAAATGTTTAGTGATATGTTGAAGACTCAACTTATCCTAAAGAATATTATTACTCCTGAAGATTGGGAGTATATGAATGATCATATTCAATATGATTTCCTCTATGATAATCACTTTGCAGAACTGAAAGACGCGGAACTTCTAAGAGAAAGACTGACTCTGGCAGAACAAACACAACAATATATTGGTAAGTATTACTCTAATGATTATATAAGGAGACATGTTCTTCGCCAATCTGATGAAGAAATTATTGAACAAGATAAACTTATCGAGAAGGAAATTGAATCTGGAGCAATTCCAGATCCTGCAATGGCAGCTCTAGATCCTATGGCAGGTGGAGCTCCTGCACCTGGTGGAGCTTTACCACCAGCTGGTGGCGGAGTTCCTCTCGA